AGAAGAATCTTTCTCTCCTGAATCAATAGTTATAGCGGTTGAAAGCATATCCTGACCATCTGTTAGATTATGTAATTGAACAGTCGTCGTACTTCCAGTACCCGCTGTATATACATGAGCCTGAGCAGATTGTAAATTCTTTCCATCAAGTGTAGACGGTATTGTAACATGCGTAATTCCATTCCCTACAGAGGGACCAATAGTATCAGCAACACATTTAACAACTAGAGTTCTTTCTGAAAAAGCTGTAAGTTTATTAAATAAAATTGATCTTGTAGCGCCAGCAGACGTATCATAAAAAGATATTTTATCTGCTGACATATCTGCAGAAGATACGCCAGTTAAATTAGGAATCGTCTCCTGCTTATCATCATTTAGATTATTAAAATTAGCATCTGCTTCAGCAAATGTTAAAGGCGATCCCTTTGTTTCTCTTAAAGTAATTTCTGCCATTATGCGTCCTCAACGTATCCTGTAACTACATAGTAATCCTGAAAATAAGGCATATTTCCGTAAGGGAAAGTCCTTGGACTTTTTTCATAGAACTTCCTTCCGTTAGTCATGCGGTAGGCAACTCTTCGTGGTGGGCCTACCCGCCTTCCTCCAATCCTAAATCTTCTCATTAAAATCTCGCCTCTGCTTCAGGTTCTAAGGAATGCCTAGTCCTTGATATTGGAGGCATCGGGTCCATATCATATATTCTGGAAAGCGCGTCTAAAAAGTCTGGGTGTATTGTAGGGAATAACATATACTCATTCCTCTTAACCCAATCAACTAAATCGTACACCTTACCTTCTTCATCTTTTCTTAAAATCTTTTTAGAAATTAAGAATTCTTGTTTCTTTATTTTATAGTCTTTTTGATGAGAGGTCAGCCTCTTCTCGTCTGTTGGATAAGGAAAGAAAAATGAACCATCCTTTAGGTCTGGCTCTAATCTTTGAATCCTATCGCGCTTAGACTGGGAGCCACCGCCACCTGTCCAGTTTAATTCGTAAACAGGAAATGAACTTCCGTCTATCCTCATCATTTCTTTGAAATGCTCTATATCAGACTGCGCCCCGTATCTTTCATATCCAACCTTAACTTCTCTAATTCCGGGCGCTCTCTTCCATTTTGTCCTAAGCATCTTTAAAGCATCCCATCTTTCAGATAAAGAAAGCCTGTGACAAACACCATCTAGAAGAAATTTGTTGTAGTTCCCATCAATCCCCACAACAGCTATAGCAGTCCTATTAGACTCTCTCTTTCTAGAATGAGCCGGATCACACATGATGTAAGCATTCAACGTGTAAGGCCGAATCTCCCACTCCGTCCACCACTCAGCTTTAAATGAAACGTCTGAACCTGCGATGGGGTTCAACAATTGTTGACAAGCTACCGTATAAGTAGAGGTAGTTTTCTTTATCTCCTCCCACCTTTCTAGCTGAAGAAAGACAGGTGCTCCATCCATTTTTCCATCGACTGTAGCCGGATGAATTCTGGGCTTTACCGCTGCCCTCTGAAGAATAGTCCCGTAAGTATCCCCATACGAGTATCGCGTACCCGCGTATTGATATCTGGGATTATGAGTAGAACCCAAGTTTAGAGAAAGCTCCCACTGAGTCGTGGTCTTCTTAATCTGTTCTGGTGTTGTAACTGAATCCTGAACCACTACGTCGTCATAAATAATAAGATCAAAATGTCGTCCAGTAGGCTGACCATCCACAAGTCCGTGGGCCTCAATAGTTTGTTCCTTCGGGTTAGCAAATCGCCTAACACATATCCCTTCATTCTCAGCCCATTTGGGAGCCTGTAGTCTGGGTTTCTCCCATAGGATATCAGGATAAAGTTGTTTAAGTTTTTCATTTGAGTCAAATTCCTGCATAATCTGGCGAAGGAATGGCTTCGCTTGTCTAGCAGAAAATGACAACAACCCTATAGTAATATCAGGATTTAATAAAACTTCTTGTATCGTCCCCAAAAAGGTAATGATTGAACTCTTATAATGAAACCGGGCCCATAAGTCTAAGTGACTATCCGGGGCTGATTCTACTTCTCTGCATCTTTCATATATCCACGGGTGAACCATATCATGACGGCTACACAAAAAGACCCCAAGATAATAACGATCCAGCTGGCCCAGAGTCCTAATAAAAGAATCATCAATATTAGGATCGCTGTGACAATCGGCATAAGCTTCAATAGCTCGATTAAACGGGGCAGTGTGAGCCCATTCGGCAAACTTTTTTGCAGCGTCAGCATTATTGTTTTTATATTCAACGCTCTTTGCTATCTTGGGCAGCACACCAGCCCCCTAACCTTTATAACCAGCAGCGTAAGCAGCACGAGCTTGTTTCTCCGCTTGTTTTCTAGTTGGATAACATTTCCCCTTATTACCCCATTTCCACCCTTTCTTCCCTTTAGGAAGAGTACATCTCTTAATCGGCATCTCTAACCATATATCCATGCATCCGATATATCATTTTTCCAATTAGAAGAATAGGATGTCGGGATAGGTTGTTTATTGACATTCAGGTTAATAAGATATCTTAAGTAAGCTGGCTCTTTTGCTGCAGCTGCAGCCACATCCATGGGAGCTTTTCTAAGGAAAGAATACATATTTCTAACGAGTTGAGCAGCGCTAATTTCGGCGCCCACTCTCTCATATTGCTCAGGATTCGCCTTCATGTGATCTAAAAGGTCTTGGGGAGAGCGCCTTTCGGTTTTGCCCAGAGAGTGAAAATAATTTTCAATTCCAGTCAGGAGCTTCATCGGCCCAATATTGGACAACCACGGTCTATTGACCATTCCATAAGATTTGTTATAAATATCAGACCTTTCCCACATTCTTGCATCATCTTTTCTACCCCTTAGTATGCTCCTAGCCTTTTTCGCCTCCTTAGATTTTTTCCCATGATCTTTTATCTCTTTAGCTAATCCTGATTTAGCAACCTCTACTCTGAAATTTAATTCATCTCTAAAGGCGACATAATCTTCTTCAGCCTTTCTCCTTGCAGCTACATTAGCCTTCTTCTCGTCCTTCGTGAGTTTTTTACTTAGCGTCTTGGTTGCCTCAGTTACAACCTCTTCCAATTTAGCCTCACTATTTATTTTCGACAATTGTTCTGCCGTTATCTTTCCTTCAATATAGTCGTCTACATCTGGATCATTTACTGTGCGCCAAGCTGCTTCCTCAGTCTCTAGGTCAACCCCCCCAAATGAGCCACCTTCTTGATCCATCCTGCCACTCGGCCTTGAACTGCCAACAAGATTATCGTAGTAGCCCATGCCTTCTTGATCTAGCCTTCCCTGTCCTACGTTATAAGGTTGAGTTCCCATATAATCATCTTGGGCAATATCCCGCATAACTCCTTGCTGTTGTCTGCTCGGCATTTCGTATTCATCGAAAGCAAGAGAAGCGTCTCTAGCTGTATCATATTGGTTTACTGTTCCGGAATAAGTTCCCGGAGCACCCATAACACCTTCTGCTATAGAAGCTTGAGGAAGTCCAACATTAGGCATTCCCTCCATATCCGCTGGATAGTCAGCTACTGACGTAAGAGGAGATGGAAAATGACTTGCTATCGGTCCGGGACTTGAACTTGCCAAAGGAGAAGGATTTTGAATCTCCCAGCTTCTTCTCGCATTCGGGTCAGGCATTCCCTGTTGTGCTAACATATCCATATCACTTACGTTTCCCGGACCTCTCATTCTCTGATCAAGTCTAGTGTCCGACATTCCCCACTCATCGGGATCAGACCATGAAGATGGATAAGGCTGTGTTGCATCAGACGCCTGTACTGATAAAGTATTTAGCCTATCTAATTCAGCTGAAAGTTCTTGACGACGAGCATCTATTTCCATTGCATTGGCATAATTAAGACCCCTAGAAACATTTCCTTGACCAACAATATTTTGCCCACCTTGGGCATAATCACTATAATTTTGACTTACATAAGGATTAGACCATGTATCTAGAACGGATGTAGTATTTCCTAAAGGGTCTTGAGTTTGATACTGATCTTGAAGATTTATTAGAGCCTGAACCTGAGCATTACTCAACCTATCACCCTGCTGATTAACAGCTACTGCAGAAGGCGCATTAGAAGCAGCATCTAATTGATCAGCTATTGCAGCAATAACATCTGGACTTGGCATGTCTGGATTATCTGGCCCCGCTCTGAAATCTCTTGGATCACCAACCGGAGTAAAGCCTCCGCCTCCCATGCCAACATCTATATCGGCAGCAGCAGCAGCACCATCCCAATCTCTTTCAGCTCTGACATCTCTTGCAGCCATAGCCTCGGCTAAATCTCTTCCTTCTGGCATAACTAAATCCTCTGGTGGAGGTGGCGGGAATCGGACCCGCGTCCAGAAAGGGAACTAACTTTTCTTCCTGTCGATACCATTGCACCCCCTAATGAATACTCTTTTTAACTTCTTCCGCGCTTTGAGCAAAAGCTTTCTCAAGAACGCCCTGAACATCAACTGCCTTCTTAACTTCAACAGCTCCTTTATATTCGATCTCTTTCTTTTCTTCTTTCTTATTGGAGTTCCAGCTAAACCTGTTAACCATATTCAGAGCCCAAAGACTATTATTGAAACTTCTGTTGTCTATATTCTCTCTACCCTGCTGGAGCCACCAAGCTTCAGAAGCTTCCTTTCCAAGACTTACAATCTCCCTGAAAGGCTTCTTTAGTACATCAGTACCAGTTATCCAAGCATGGAAAGTGCTCCGGCTAATACCCATCATCCTACTAACCTCAGCAATTGAACCGCCAGCATCAAATAAATTTGACACTCTTCGACTCATGGCCTCTGTCCATACAGATTCATATTTACTTTTTTTTGCCACTTTTCTTCCTCGGTCTTCCCGGACTCACGCTCCGGTTAGTTTTCTTACTCGCCATCTTTAAATTACTTAATGAATTATTTCTGGGATTGCCGTCCTTGTGATGGACATCCATTCCTTTCTTATGTCGCCCGGCCTTTTTCATATCTCGCGCAGCCTGAACTCTAGCACCCCTTCTCTTTCGCTGTGCTGGCTTCTTATGATAATTATCATATTCCTTACGATAATCTCTCGCCATTATTTTTTACCCTTTTTACCCTTAAACTGAATAGGTCCCGGCATTAACCAAGAGAAGACCATCGGAACTATTACTATGAGAATAAGAGCCCAACCCCCCATTTCAATTAACTGGCCCAATAAGGTCCAGAAATTCGCAGGAGCTTCTTGAACAACTGTATCAGCAGTCACGTTAATTGGTTCTCCTTTAGTCCGGGGTCCCGCAGTTATCGCAGAGACAGTCGCAGCCGTCACTCCCCCTAGAACCGCTGGAGCAACAATCGCAGCCGGAACTAAGGCAGTCGTCGCACCGACAATGGCGCTCGTTGCCAGCCCTGTCTTCAGGTGTGAGCATCCTACTAGACTGCAGGAGGTGGCGATGACCACCAACCAGTAACCCAGCCGACTATTGCGATTGCAGCAATAACGCCAACCGCAATCCAAAATTTCTTTCTCTTTCCTAATTCTTTCCATTTGTCCATGTTGTCTCCCTAAGAACAGATTTCATTTAACAATAAACAATTTGCTAGTAATGCAGACCCTACTGATATTCCAAATATTATAACGATCATTAATAAAGCAAACCACCCATCACTCATACAGTAAAACTATTTCCACACCCACAAGAACTCGCGCCCGTTGGCGGAGTAAAGTTTAAAGAAGGATGAAACGGGTCATCATTCCAATCCATTACAGCGTCTCCCAAAAGTTCCAAAGAAGTCGAATCAGAGAATATTGTCGAGGACAACATCTGCGCGTCTGATGGTAGGTCGGTAGATGGAGATAACTTTATTTGATAACCAGAACATCCGCCACCTTCTAAATAAATGCCTAAGAAACCTTCTCCATTCAAAATCTGGTTTACTTTGTTCTGGGCTGATTCCGTAATGGTCATTCATAATTCTCCCTCGGTTTTCTAGATTCTAACTTCTTTTCGACAACGCCTAAGAATATTTTAAAATTATTTTTATGATCACTAATTATTTTTAAAGCTGTTTCAGTATCACAAAAACTTTTATAATGATCTAAAATAATTCTCTGTATTTTTGTCATTCATGATCCATAGACTTTAACTGCAAGTCTAATGACTTAATTCCGTCAGATACTGTGGAAGTAAATATAAAAGGAAATATTCCATGAACCAAAGCAATCAATGATAAAAGAAATAATTTCAAAGCGAGTATCCATGCAAACATCCAATGCTCCGTGTAAGTCATAGTCACATCTTTTAAGTGTTTCATTTCCAGTCACCATACAATTTACTCATCTAGAACCCTCGCTACTACGATGTTTCCTTCTCTGTTTGTCTTTAACTCGACCGTCCTCTTCTCGCAAGTGAATCGAGTCTTCCCTGATGCCGTGTCTTTCCATCCATTTCTTTTCAGAGTACGTTTCATACTTAGACATCCAGACATCCCCATTTCTTCCCATTGACCATTACTGGGGTTCTCCCAATGACCCATGTATTCTTTTACATTATCATTCATATACAACAATAATACAAACATGACTTCCATTAGTGCGCTGCTCCATTTCCAAATTTTATCTGTGCTACCTTATCTTTTAGTATCTCCACCTTGGACTCCAGCGCTTCTATTCGCTGTCGGTAGAAGTCAAGGGTAAGGGCCTGTTGCCTATCGAATGGAGCATTGCCATCCTCAATATTCTTTAACAACTTTTCAAACTCACCAGATAAATGCTCGATCAACATGAATTGTTCAGCGTCAGCCGGGAGGGCCCCAAGCTCGCCTCTTGGCCATTTTTCAGTGAAGGTCGAGTTCTTTGTTACATCAGCCGACATTAAAATCTGGTTTGTCTCAACAACATTCAGTCTCTCAAGTATCCCGAAGTAACCCCATGCCCCTACACAAACCGTACCGATTAAACCTATAAGGTTTCTTATAGGCATTCCCACATTTGTCTTGTCGCTTAATGCAACAACATCATCCGCCGCCACTTAGCCACCTTGTGAACAGTGAGCCACCAAGCCCACCCAATCCTACAGTAGCTAATACCACCCCAATTCCGATTCCACGGGTGCGTTCCAATTGCTGGTCTAATCTGTCCAGACGATCATTCTGCTCTCTAACCATAATCTCAAGGCTATTGACCTTCTGAATTAATTTTCCAATCTCAAGATCGCTAACCTCGCTCATAATTCGTCCCCTAAAACATCTTCATGTCTGTCTGATCTGTTTGCTGGCCTGTCATCAGACCAAAGTACCGGGCCACCTGAGAATATGAGGCAAGCGGTATCGTCTTTCACCCCGACCAACGTGTAAGTGCCATCTTCTCCACTGTCCACGGTCAGATAAATATCAACGTCACCTCTGGATTTAGTCAGGACCGCTCTGATTACTTCTCCATATTGATGTTCGAGGAAGTGAAACATCCCGGCAGAATCACGGCTGCAGTGCAGCATGAACTGTGCGGGTACAGGTTGGGTTCCGGGCGGGGGCATGACGTTCTGTCTCTGCTCTGCGTGAGCGATCGGCATAGCTATGGCAATAGCTATCCCCGTCAGAAACTTTTTCATTTAATCGCCCCTGAAATTTCTATTCTTATATGTGGAGTAGGATGGTTTTAATCTTTTGACTTTTTTATAAGTGGGGGTTTTAAAACTTACCGCCTTTCCTCCAGAAGAGCTTTTAAACCGGGGAGACCCTCCGGGAGTTGAGCCAATATTTTGCCCCTTCCTCGTCTTTACCTTGGTGAACTTCGGCATCAGTACCCTTTCTTTTTCTGTACCTTCTTGCCGCTCTTCTTGGCGTATTTAACAGCTGCAGCTTTTCCTTTAGCTGTATATGCAAATTTCTTCTTTCCTACTTTAGGCATTAGAGTCTCCTAATCATAAATATCAAAATTAAAATTATATTCTGTAGAACCCGGATTTACCATTTCCTGATAAGCAGTTTTCATCCACTCATCCATCTTCTGGTTCTTATTTGAAATCTGAGAAGTCCCCAACAAAGAACTAAGATTTTGCATCATCGTTCCTCCGGGGCGCATAAATTTGTTAGCAATAATATTATTTATATAATCACTCGGCTGTCCACTACTTCCAACATTCTCAGTTAATTGTGCGGGAATCAAACCAGCCTGAGTCGCTAAAAACCCATGCCTAGCAAGATCATACATAGTGTATCTATTTGCGTGTGGTGGCAATGTTTGCCCCGGCACACCACTAGACATCTCATATGTATTCATAGAAGCTTCCTGCTTATTCTTTGGAA